TGGCCCAATCCCCCACATTAACGTCGGGCCATTCGCGATAGACATACCAAGTCTCCGATTCATCAATAGCCACCCAAGCCATGAACCAATTCTTCCTGCCAGCAGGGTCCAAGATCATGTACTTGGTCTTGCCCTTCAGATCAATCTTCTCATGGGGTAACACATTAACCTCCCGCGAGAAGTTGGGGAACTTCGTACTTACTGATTTCGTAGCAATGCCATAAGCCCGGGTGAGGATTTCATTCTCGGGGCGTCCTGCCAAGTCTTTGGAGATACGGTCGTATCCCCCGAAGGGGTTGTCCCTACTGTGGAAGTAGATGATTCCCGCATCACGATTCTTTGATTTCTGCAGATATGGCACGTTTCGACCGCCAAGAAGCTCTGCTTGTTTTGCTCGCAAGAGTTCTGCTCCTTGGACATAGTCTCGGACGACCTCAGTGTAGCCGTCAATAGGAGTAAAAGTAACAACCAGCTTGCTATTGCGAGTAGCCAGACGAAACCTGAGAGTGGCGAGAAGTTCTGGGCCAATAAGATACTCGTCGCACCAAGCACCAATGTTGATCCACTGAGGATCGCGACAACCAAGCTCAGCACCTTCAAGGATCGTATCGTTGTTGAGGTATTGGGCATACGTCTTAAAGATGATCGCTGACTTGCTGTTGGGCAATATCAGACTGGACTTGCTGAAGCCGTTCTTCCGCGTGTAGGAGACGTTCTCTTCCGTTCCCAGCACCTTCACCCTATACTCTTCGGGCAGGGCGTCATACACCGCAGACTGCTGCTGACGGATGGACACGTCCGCGTTCTGGGCAAAGCACATGATGACGGAATGAGGATTCTCCACAGCCGCCTTTACGACGGCATGAGCCGCCCAGCTTGTCTTGCCACTACGATTGCCACCACTCACCAAAAGCTCGGAATGAGTGCCTAGAAGCTCCTCCGCATCCTTCCAATGGGGAAGCTTCCACCCATACCTGTAAGGATCGCGTCTGCTATTTGCGATTGCCGAATGGTAAACCTCATGGAGCTTTAAAACATCCTCAGCAGCCATCACTGCCAACTCCTCGTCAGTTGGCGGCTTTAGGACTTCGTGCCTCTCCCAGCTAAGGCTCATGCTTGGGAGTTAAAGAGCGCCACCATCACCAATGCTCTTTCGCATATCTGGATGAAGCTTGCTAATTTTAAATGACCATTCTTGCTTAAACTTTAGAAAACAAAGCGATATTTTGATAATTAATTCTTTTAACCCATACATATCATAAAGTCGGGCATTGTAATTGCAATAAGTTCCAACTGATAGACCAATGTTTGGAATCAAGTGGTAGTCATTACTAATCCACTTTGATTTTCCCCTAGTGCAGTAGTACTTGGCGTTATCAATGAAGTCCTTCCTGAGCAAACGCTTCTTCTCCGCAATCTCGTCAGGATTGATCTCCTTAGCCCGCCTATCTATCCATTCTTGGTTAGTCATGTTGAAAATTCTAGTCCGTCTTTTCAACGGGCTTAACCACTGCATCAAGGCTCCCAGCCTTCAGCTTAGCCCTAGCCTCCTCTATGGCCTTCATGGCGTCCTCCAAGCTCGGGGCTCCAGCCTTATGCTCCACCACCACCTTGTTCTCCCCCATGGCTGATAGGAACTTATCATTGGCTATCCCCCAAGGAATGGCCAAGTCCCTGATGTTGGTCCGCGCCAATTGCTCAGGGTCCTCAGCCAACATCCGCATCTTCTCCTTCTGAAGAAGCCTCAACCCCTCAGCCACATCCAAAGCATCCTGCGCCAACTGCTTTCTCCTCTCCTCCAACACCATTGAATGCCTAGCCTTCAACCTACTCACCGTTTCCCAATCCAACCCAGTCTCCTTCCTAATCTCCTTAAAGCTATTCCCATCAGCCAGCATATCCAACACCCTCGCCGCCATAGCCGGGTCTCTCCCTTCCAAATAATTACGACCCTTCTCCGCTGCCACAGCCACACTCATAGCCAAAGGGTCTTTTATCCTCATCGGCCCTTTTAAGAACTTTTTTAAAAATAAATCAAGGATTTGTCGATTTTAGGCTTGACAAGTTTTCTTTTGGTTTCCATATAACAGGAGTTCAGGGAACACTTGAGTATTTTTTTTAAGGGGCGATTGGACCAATCGACTGTGCGAGCCCCGTCGCCGCTTGTGACTCCCCTCCCCCCCTGCTTACTTGCAAGAGAGTTGCGCGGCTCTTGCAACTGATTTGCCTAGTAGATAAACTAATGGATGGTCGCTGAGGTTCTAATCATGGCATCTTTAGTAAGGTTCTAAAGAAGGAGGGGAATGGGTTGTGCAACTGTTTTGCCTCTAGTTGTGGCAACTGCTTTGCACTTGGTTCCGGCAAGCGTCTTGCATTTACTTCTGGCAAGTGTCTTGCGTCTCTCTCCTGCAATGCTCTTGCGTTCTCCTGTGTCCGGTGTCGTGCAAGCTTTTCGCATCTTAGCGAAGTGCTAGTGCTTTGCTTTATGAGTGCCGGTAGGGTGCGCCTTTGCTTAGAGTTGCGCGGAGTTACTCGTTGCAATGTCCGCTTTTGGACCAGGGTTATTATGTCCGCTTTTCCGTATTGGTTCAAAGGATACGTCTAACGAAAACGTGCTTTAACTCGTTGCAAGTTGCTGAGTTGCGAAAGCGTCGAAAAATAGTGCGTGATCGTTTCGTAAAACGTGCTAGAGTGTTTGGCGTTGGAAGTTCTTTACGAGTGATGCGGAGGCGGTTTCCTCCACTAGGCAACGGGCGGGCGCGGTCATCCTCACGGTGACAAGCGGGCGCGGCACGGGTCGCGCTCAGTAAGCCCCTGAATTCGGACGAGATACGAGTTGCGGCAGAGCTTGACGCCTAGTAAACGGTCTATCAGTTCCCCGACGGCGAGCGCACGGGCGCGAGAATGCGGGGGGACGAAAGCGGCCACACATAGTAGCAGGGCGAAAACCCTCTCCTCTGAGAAAAAGGGGGAAAGGCGAGCCATTGCAAGGTGGGTGCGAATGACCGAGTAGAGCCAAAGGGCGCGAGCTATTCTTGAAACGTGAATAGGTGACAACGCAATAGTTTCACTACGGAGAACCGCAAATTCTTGGAACGTGTAACCAAGAACTGCGGCTTGCGACACCCGAAACGAGTCTTTGGGTGTCGTCTCATCGTGGTCCCTTGCAATCGGAAAGCCTCATCGTGGCGCAAGGGTTCAACGCAGTCTAGAACTGCGGCCAATTTCCGAAAAAACAAAGAAAGAAGAAACAGATGCTAGCCAAGATCATGCAGATTGAAGAAGTGCGTGCGATTGTTAATAAAACTAACAATTTCACCAAAGAAGAGTTAGCGGCGAACCGCTCTCTCATAAAGTTGGTACGTCAGGAAAAGAAGGACCGTCTTGCGAAGTTGGTAGGGTCGCAAGTTGGAATGATGGTCGATGCATATCGGGACCGTGGCTTCGTATTGCAGGACGTAAAGGAGAAGGACGGAATCAGGACCGACAAAATCCAAATCACTCTGAGTCGATGCAAGACGACGACTGAGGCCGACCGTCTGAAGGAACAGATTCAGAAGTTGCAGGAAAAGCTCAATCGTGTCACGGCAGTCAATGTCTGAACTAAACAATCATATGTTCCAAAAACTAAACAAAGAAGAAGAAAAGAAGTTCAGGGAGTGGGCGCGTCTCAACTTCCACCAATACACAGATGCATCAAAAATATGGCATCCAGTTGTCAGGGATGAATGGAGAATCATAAAAGACGAACTGCGATGGAAAACCGCTGACGAAAAACAACTTCAATACGAAAAGGAGTACTGGGCCAAATGCTAACTGCTCTATTCTTAGCCATCGTTGCCGTCGAGTCTGGCGGCAACGTCAATGCCATAGGTGACCGTGGACGCGCTGTCGGTCCTGCCCAAATGTGGGAAATCACGGTCAGAGATGTCAATAGAATAGCCAAAACCCACTACAGCTTGGACGATAGGCGCGACATCTCTAAATGCGCGGAGATGTTCCGCATCTACACTGACCACTACGGACGCAAGTACGGGTGGCCGGTTTCCGATGAAGTGAGGGCAAAGATTTGGAACGGTGGACCAACAGGTCCAAACAAACCACAAA